ACTAAGTTCACCTTCTTGACCCTTTTTAACATATTCCCAATATTTTGTTTCAAACTTTTCACCAAAAATTTCGTGCAACTCAGGTGTTTCATTTGGACTAAACAAGTACCAAGGACCATCTGATTCAACTTGTTTCATAAACAAATCAGGAATCCAATTTGCAGTATTCATATCGTGACAACGCATTCTGTCATCACCTACAGTTTTTCTTAATGCCAAAAAGTCTTCAATGTCAGCGTGCCATGTTTCAAGATATGCACATCCTGCACCTTTTCTTTTGCCACCTTGATTAACTGCAACAAGCATATCGTTGTAAAGTTTCCAAAAGTAAACTGGTCCTTGGTTGATTCCGTTTGTTCCTTTGATGTAACTTCCTCTTGCACGGAAATTAGTAATATCAAATCCAAGACCACCTGCGAATTTACTTTTTCTTGCTTCTTGCCAAATGCCATCAAATATTCCATCAATAGAATCATCAAAGGTATTAAGATAACAACTACTTAATTGACTATGAGTTGTTCCACTATTAAATAAAGTTGGTGTGGAACTTACTACATCAAACTGACTAAGTGTTTCATAAAACTTAATTGCATATGCTTGACGTTCTTCGGGTTTCTCGTTTAAAGCAAGACCCATAGCAATACGCATCCACATTGCTTGCGGAGTTTCCATTCTACGACCTTCTATGTGCAGTAAATAACGATCATATATAGTTTGAATACCAAGATACTTCCAATCTTTTTCTCGTTCAATATTCAGTATACTACTAAGTTCACGTAAATCATAACACTCAAGAAGTTGTTCGTCCAAAATTTCTTCACGGACTAATCTACGCATATTCGTAATAAAACTTTTACGATACTGAAGTTCAAACGCATCACTATCCACCCCTTCACCGAATACTTCTTTGTAAATTGTATTCAGAAGCATTCTCGCAGCCATATAAGCATAATTCGGTTCAAATTCAATTTTTGATCTAGCACTCATAATAAGAGATTTATCAATCTCCATAGTTGTTACTTTATCAAACAACTTAATTTTTGCGTCAATTAGTACTTCACTAGCACTTACATTCTCTAAATTCTTTGCAGCCCGTTCTGCACATTTGTTGATTTTATCAACATTAAAATCTTCTAGTCTACCGTTTCGTTTTTTTACTTTCACTTGTAACCTTTTGTTAGTTTTTTATATTAACGTTATAATTTAATTATATAAATATATTTTACGAAATACATCGTAAAAATACATACTATATATACAGAATTTTTTACCCAATATCAACAACATCTTCGTTATTATATGATTTTTTATTAGTATTCATTTGATCATACTTAGTTTTCAATAGATTCTTTGCACCATTCTCAGAATCATTCATTTCCACCATTATTTCAGCACCTTTTGTGCTTTGTTCATCATATATTTCAATAACACCCGAAGATGTGTCTACTCTACTTGGAAAAGTCATGCCATCTGCCCCAAAACGATTTTTGATAACATGAAATCTTCCTGTATTACTAACCTTGTCAGTTGCCTTTCTCGACAAACTCATTACAAAGTCTGCCGTCATTATTTTACGATAACTATCCGCAACTTTTTGTGCTTCAATAATATTATCGTCTAATGACGAACGACTTGCTTGAGATGCCGTCCATACTGGAACTCCGAGTTCGCCCGCAAGGCCTCGTAAGTCCTCATAAATACCACCTTGTTCTACGTAGGTATTTGCATTACTTGATACTTTACCCGGAGACAAAATATCTGCATAATCAATTACCACCATATCAACAGGATACCCCATTGTATTTGCTAAATTTGCATGTGCAAGAATTGTACTTACTCCTACACTTTTTGTTGGATATTCTTTAATAAGAAGTTTACCTTTGATAGTTGAAACTACATTCTTAACTTTTTCTTCGTAGTCCATAATATCTTGGAAAGGAACTCCAGTAAAACAACTATCATAACGAAGACCTACATAACACTCATTAAGTTCTAAAGTATAATGCAATACATTCTTGCCACTTTGCATTGCCGACTTTCCAAGTGATGCTAAACACCAACTTTTACCACCACCGGCACTACTAATAATAACTCCAAGTTCTCCAGGTCCCAATCCACCATTTGTTAAATCATCAATTACTTCCCACCCTGTGTTGATTGTATCACGTGCAGTTTCTGACATTCGTAATTCAATATCACGAGCATAATCATGTCCAATGTCACGTCCTGTTCCTGCTTTAAGTGCATCATCAACAATTCTTTTAATAGAATCTTATTGACCACCTTTAAGAAAGTCAACACTTTGCATAATTGCATTTTTAAGTTTTTGATTTTTACAAAAGTTCAAAAACTCATTTTTAACAAACTCAGCATCGTGTGTTTCTATTTGAGTAAAAATACTTCTAAGTTGGTCAATAACTGCAGCCTTGAGTGAATCAATTCCTATATCATCACATCTGATTTTAAAAACATCAAGAGTAGTTGTTCGTTTATACTTGTCGTAATAACTAAGTATTTCTTCTACAATCCATTTGTTTGATTCACTTTCCCAATATTCGGTTTCAATGATGTCATGCGTTCTTTCCAAGAACTTTTTATCGTCAATTAAAGCACGAATAGTTTTACTTTGAAATGCAGTCCCAAACTTTTGTAAGGTATCCACATTATTATTTATAGTCTCCGTCATATATAGGAATTAGATTATCAAATGATTGGAATCCAATCAAGACTTTTTTTAAAAAAATTACGACTGTGAAGAAATCGCATAGTTATTCAGAATTGTCCATGTTTCCATCAACCAGTTGTGATGGTTAGGAAACGCAGCCCATAATTGGTCTTCTGCAAACTTTTTACTAAACTCAAATTTATTAAGAGTTGTAACAGGAGAATCAACATGATCAAATACTTTTGTTTGCATACTTGCAGGTAGAATAGAATCAGTCAGTTGCATCAAATCATAATTTCGTTTCAGCAAACTTTGATTTTCTTCTTTAAGAAAGTTTTTATACAAAGGCATATCTTTTTGTTTTTTCTCTGAGATTTGTAATAAATCATTTACATTTAGTTTTTTGTCATTTGCAAACTCAGGAAATGCAGTTTTTAGTTTTTTCTCACCCACACCTTTCATTCCATCTATGTTATCACCACGGTCTCCGTCTATTGTTCTGTACAATAAAAAATTGCTCGGATGAATTCCATATTCGTGTAATACTTTCTCGGGAGTATAAACGGTTCGTTTAGTCGGACTATAAACCGTTACATCATCGTCTACAAGTTGAAGAAAGTCTTTGTCGGTACTCATTATAGTGCACTTCTTACCAAGTCCACTGAAGTATGAACGAGCAAGTAATGCAATAACATCGTCTGCTTCAACATTGTCCAAACATAAAGTTGTAACAGGAAGCATATTAAGATACTCAATGAGTTTAACAATTTGTTTTTTCATTGAGTTATCTTCTTCTCCTTGATCCATATCTAAACTCAACGCACGATTCACACGAAATCGCACATTCTTTTTCATTTTGTAATCAGGAAATATTTTTCGTCTTCGTGTACTTCCACCTTTACCATCAAATATGATTATACAACGTGTTGGTTTTCTCAAACGAATTGCGTGACCAATGCTTTTCAGAAATCCGGTGTAACCACCAATATGATCTCCGTTTTCATTTGTGGTTGGATACATACTCCAAACACGCATGAAAGTATTCATTCCATCTACTAAAAGGGCATCAGAATTTAAAGTTCGTTCTACTTCAAGTTCTGCTTTTTGTTCTTCTGAAAATTCTTCAAATAAACTGAATATTTTACTTTTACTCATTTGACACGGATGCTAACTCTTGTTCAGCAATTGTATCGTTATCTTCAAATTCAACATCTTCATCAATGACACTATTAGCAGATTCATACTGCATAACAACTTTGTCACAAATTTGAGTATATAACTCTTGTTTTAGTTCAGGATTTTCTGCTAACAAAGTTGGAAATTCTTTTGCCATAAACTTGTGTTCATTTTCTTTAGAATCAACATAAGTGTAGTATGCACCACCTTGCTTAAATACTTTATGTGTTTTAAGTGTGGTGATCCAACTTCCTAAATCATCAATACCACGATTGAAATAAATTTCAAAAGATGCCTTTCTTTGAGGAGGACCCATACGATTCTTAACGATTGTTGCTTCGCATTTATTTCCAATTACATCAGTTGTAGAACCTTGTTTAATTTGTCCAAGATTCTTTAAACGAAGACGAACACTTGCGTGGAATGCTAATGCTTTACCACCACTTGTTGTCCACGGATCACCAAACATAACTCCCATCTTTTGACGAAGTTGATTAGTGAATACTAATGCGATTCGCTGACGACCAATTGTTGAAGTCAACTTACGCATTGCTTTACTGATTAAAATTGCTTTGGTTGTTGCGAATCCATCTTTGCTATAATCTGCTGACATTTCTACTTTAGTAGATGCGGCCGCAACACTATCTGTAACAATAGTAACAAGTCTGTCCTTATTACTTTTGCGAATTGTTGCGATGATATTATCTATCGTTGCGAAGATGTCTTCTACGGTATCTACATGAACATACAACAACTTGGCTGTATCAACACCAATGGCAGTTAAATATTCAATACTGACACTTGTTTCCGTGTCAATATACACTGCAACACCTCCTTTCTTTTGAGTTTCCGCAAGAATGTGACCACACAACAAACTTTTACCACTTTGTTCTAGTCCAGTTACTTCGGTAATTCGCCCCACAGGAATTCCACCATTCGGACGATTTGAAATTGCCAAGTCAAGTAAACTACTACCTGTTGGAATCCAGTCGGAAATTAAAGAAGGATCGTCTCCTTCGTTTAAAAAGAATGCTACTTTACCTTCATCCTTATACGCAGAGTTTAGACTTTCTGCAAGTACAGATGCTAAATCTTCTGATTTTGTTTTATCTTCTTTTTTTCTTGCCATAAATTTTAAATTGATATGAGGGTGGTTGGTAATCCAACCACCCTCTTAGTTTTTTTTAAGACTTGAACAACTCTTCAAAAGCAGCCTCTACATCTTCAGTTGAAGTTGCATTTGGTTTGCTTTGTTCAGTAGTTGCACTAGCAACGGTTGGTTGCTTTACTTCACTTTCGGTTTTTTCAACCGTAACATTTTCAGAATCAACAGATTCTGCTGGCGGTGCATCTTCTTCAGACTCACCACTTACCCACTTTTCAAGTGCATCTTTTAATTCATCATAACTAAGTTCTTGATAAATCTCTGTGATTTCTGCTTGATTGTTGGCAACACCATCAACGATATTCTTATTTTCGGAGATAGGTGATGTGTTTGGTTTAACACGAATGTTAGTTTTTGGAAATGATCTTCCTGCTTCTTCTGCGGAAAGAAATTCAATAGTAATATCTCTTCCGTTTGTTGAATCTGTGATGTCTCCGTAATCTGGATCTGCAATAACACTCAATAGTTCTTGATAAACTTCTTTACCAAAACCCCAAAAACGAACTCCTTCTGCTTCTTCTCCACGAACAATGACAGGTACGAATGTACGCATCTTTGGCATAAGAGAACGACCCATGCGATAATCGTCTTTATCACCACTACGAGTTAACTTTTCAGCAAACTCAACGATTGGATCAGGACGACCAAATGACTTTGGTGATAAGTAAGTTCTATTATTGATTCCATAATGAAAATACAACTCAATAAACGGATTATCGGGTTGATGCTTATATGGTACAATACGAACCTGTTGCTTACCAGGTTGAGGTTTCCATTGATAGTTTTTTCTATTATTTGTCTGAGACAAATTATTTAGTTTTGCTTTGATTTTATCTAGGTCAATTGCCATTTTTTATTCCTTAATTTGTATTTGTTATTATTATTCTTAATATAATACCCTCCGTTTTGAGTTTCGTCAATCAGAATTATATTAATTAAGAGAGTTTTCCGTCATTTTCAACGAAATTGTAAAAGTCCGAAGCAACTTCTAATACTTCATGTGTAGTTGGTAGTGGTAGTATTTCAGGTGAAGTTTTTTCAAAATCTGCATATTTTTGCAATTCTTCGTTTTCCATGTGCCATCTTTCCCACACCATTTCTTTTGCATATTTTAGCACTTCCAATCGTATACCACGATTGGTTAATTTATTAGATTCAATTGTCATTTTTTATTTATTAATATTCAATTACATTAACGTGTTAATGCGTGTATATAAATATATTTCAGACCATGTTTTATGTCAATTTTTAAGTAGATTTTTGAAGATTTTTTTCAATTCGTTTCCGTGTAATTTCAACTGCGTTTTTGTTAATATCACATCCTATATATCTACGATTTAAAGAGTTAGCAACATCAAATGTTGTTCCACTTCCGCAGTAAAAATCTGCCACTAAATCTCCTTCGTTGCTACTTGCTTTTATTATTCTCTCAAGTATCTTAGGGTGCTTTTCAGAATAATAATCAGTTTGTTTTTTAACTTTTAGACCGGATGGGATATCATCCCATACATTTGTTGGAATTGTTCCAAGTGCTAACTTTTCTGCGGTGATATTAGGACGATCTTGTTTTTTACTAATTACAGATTTGTATGGAACACGAATATCTAAATCATTGAAAACAAAATCATCTGATTTTGTATACACAATTATATAGTCATGTTTTTTTGCAAACTCTTTTTTTCCACGACCACCTATATTAAATTTTACTACAATTTGATTTCTAAAATTTTCATAACCAAACACCATATCCATAATTGTACGAATCCAATGAACAATTCGTAAATCCATTTGAAGATAGATAGTTCCCTTGCTAGAAAGAACTCGTTTCATTTCGTGCAATCTAGGAATATAATGATTTTTAATTTTATCGTATTCAGGTGGTAAATCAGTATAATCTTTAAACTTTTTACCTGTACCGTATAATATATCGCAATATATTAAATTTATACACTCCGACTTTAATGATGTTAGTAAGTCTATATTATCACAACAATATACAGTATTGAGTTGAAAGTTTTTTGAATCACGACATAGATTTTGTGTAACGAAGTTTTCCACCTTCAAACTTTACTACCTTCAAACCTTTTCATTTCACCGTTATTATACCGATAACGCACTTCTACTTCAACAGTTTCTTTTTCTGCACCATAACCTTCTTCAAGGACATCATTTGTAAGAATGTTTATTGGTTTTTTAATAATTTCATGCAAATATGCCATTGTACCCGTTGCATATTTTAAATCAAGTGGTCTTCCTTCAAAATCATGTCTTAGCAAAATCTCTGTATTTTTATATTTCATATTTTCAAGATAAATAACAGGACGACCCATATTAATATGTCTGTCTATTAATTTCTTTTTAATACGTTTATAATCTTTGCTAACTACAACATATTTGTTGGTTGACTTATCAAGTGCATATTCAAAATACTCATACTTCTCGCAAAAATCTTTGGTAAAAAACTCATTTAAAAAAGTTACATCATTATAGTTTTCACGAACTTCATAAATTTTATCACGACCTAAATTCAAATTTTTATTCCAATATCTTTTTTCATCTCCGTTGTCACAATTTTCATATTCTTTACCAAATTTTCCTTTGTTCCAACGGTCTTCAATGTCACGTAATAATGTATTTCCAAGTTTATATGGATTATTCATGTTATATTTACCACCAAGAACTCCCGCATGATGTTTGGCATATGCAAATATTCCATCATCTCCTGCAAAATTGCAAGTTGCCATAATATAAGAATCCCAATAACTTGCCCAACCCTCGTTAAGAACTTTTGTCATACCTTGTGGTTGATAATAAATTGATTCATCACGAATCATACTTAGAATATTTTGTTGCCATGGTTCTAAACGACAATGATTGATTATGAATAGCATAATATCACGTTCTGGTTGAAGTGGGTATTTACTTTCTGCTAATTTTGTTCGTTCAGCACGATCTCGACGTTGCTTTTCAATATAATGAGATGGATTTACATACTTCTCCATATATTCTTTAGTGTCAATTCTAGTTACATGTTCACGTGGTTGACGGTCTTCAAAGTTAAACTTTGTTGCTTTCTTCAAACTACTTTCACGATAACATAATGATGGATCAATTAAATCGTCAATAGCAAGAGCGGCATTCAAAAAGTCTTTTACTTTTTTACGACCAAAACGATCCATATACATACGAATTTTATCACTATGATTTGCCATAACATTCATCATGTTACGATTCGTGTGCTTGAACATAATATTGTTTTTAAAGAAATCACTATGTGCAGTTGCGTGTGCAACAACAGTTAAATTATCAACAATAGGATTATTACGTTGCAGATACATATAAGTCGGATCAGTATTAACAACCATTTCATAAATCTTACCCATACCTGAATGGTACTGATGATGAAGTTGCTCAAATTGTTGTCCGAAATTAAAATGAGGATAACGAACAGGAAATCCACCATAAGCCGCAATTTCAACTAATTCATCTGCATCAAACTCTTCTATGCACAATGGATAAGGGTCAAGACCATTATCATAACACGCCTTTAAAACATCTGGTATTAGTGCAGCCAACTCAGGGCATACACCATAATTTAAACTATGACTTTCCCATGCAATTCCCATAACTTAGAACGGTACCTCCTCTTCTTCAGGTGTCAATAATTTTTTGAGTGTTTTGAATACATCACTCGGTTCATTCATTGTTGCAGTAACTATTTTTTTTGAATCCAATTCTTTAGAAGAAATCTTTGTTTGAATATGTGGTAAAAATGTTGCCCAACTACGAACTGCTTTTACTTCGGTTATTCCGATTAAATTCGCATAGTTTTGCATTGTTTTTAAATACTCCACACACAAGTCGTTATCAGAACCAAAATTTTCTCCATCACTTAAATAGAATACGTAGATATTCCATTCGTTTAATGGAAATGCTTTTTCAATTATATCATTAACTAAATGAAAAGCACTACTAATTTGAGTTCCACCACCACTTTTATATTTGTAGAACTTTTCTTGATCTACTTCTTGTGCATGGTGATCGTGAACTATATATTTTACTTGTGTTTCTTGATAAAATCGTTGTACCCAATTATCAAGATACCAACACAACTCACGAATTAATGCACGTTTTTCATCATCCATACTCGCAGAAATATCGGATACAAAGAATATAGCCGCATTGGTATCAGGCATTTCAACGGAACTCCAACTGCGAAATTCTTTATCTTCTTTAATTGGATAAAAATTAGATAAATCTTCTTCGTTGTAATCACCAGATGAAATTAATCGTTTGAATGCGTTCTTTAATGTTTTTCGTTTGTGAAGAAGTGAATTGTTTCCAACTTTAGCAATACGGTTCCATTTGATTTTTTCTTTTACCATTTCACCATTTTCTTTTGGAAGTAGATTAGGAAGTTGAAGTTCTTCACCTATCATATCAAAATAAGCATCCATGCTAATTCCAACATCAATTTCGTGACCTTCACCTTCTCCCTCACCACCTTCACCAGGTTGTCCACCTTGACCTTGTTGTTGTGGTCCTTCTCCAACTTCATCACCCACGGATGCTTCTCCATTACCTATACCACCTCCATCAGAAGGAGCACCGTAACGAAAACTTGGTAACTCAACATGAGGAACTCGTACTACTACAAAGTCTTTTCCTCTGCGAGTGATTCGTTGTCCACCCTTAATATGCTTTTTAAGTTTTTCGTCAACATTACCTTTGACGATATCCCTATATTCACGGTGGTCTTCCCTAACTCTACGAGATGGCATAATGATGTATCCGTTGACTATTAATCTTCGTCTTCGTCTGCATCACCTCTTGCAAAAATACTACCTACAT